GGCTTTTCTTCCTCTTTGTAGGCCACGCCGAACCAGTCGCATACACCCTTGCAGAGCGCCTCGGCAATTGCCTTTTTGTTTTGCACCAACCAAATGGCGTCCTGCCCATTGTCATGGAATGCGATTTCGGGATAGATCGACAGCATGGGAGTTCTGCCGATCTCGTAAAACTCGTCCTTCTGATAGACCCCTCGGTGGGTGTTCCGGGGGTAAATCTCCATCAGTCTGCGGTAGACCATCTGACAGGCCCGGTCGCTGATGCCTCCGGCTCTGCCGTAGCGCAGGACAGTCGGTCCCTGTGCAGTCCCTTCTTTCAAGGTGGCCGTGCTTGCATTGGTATGGATGGGCATATGGAGGTTGGATTTCCAAGCGATGCTTTCCGCTACTCGCTCCTGCATCGTTTTGTCGGGGGATGCGACCATCACATCAAACCCGCAGCGAGTGAGAGCCTCGGCGCAATAAGCGCCGATCTCTACACACACATCATGCTCGTACACGCCAGGAAAGCCGTAGTACGGAGCATGGGGAGCCGGTCTGCGTTCGGGGGAAAGATACACTTTAGGCATCTTTCACCACCTCCTCAAGAGGGAATTCCTCCTCTTTGACCTTTTTCACCATGCCGGTGGTGGCTGCGTCATATGTACCATTAGAAGCCAAAGCGACAATAACAGCGTTCAGCAGGCACAGCACCACGCCCTGTACTGTCAGAGCAGAGCCGTTAAATGCTTCGGCTCCGATGAGGATGGCCACAGAGATGATGTAAGCAAGCAGCTGGGTGTTGATGTTCCGCAGGGGGGTCTGCTTCAAAAACTGGGTGATGATGGTGACCATCATTACAGCGCCTGCATAAGTACCAAGGGAAGTCCAAGTTACAAATTCGTTCATTTTATGTCCTCCTTAAAGGAATTTGAGTTCGCCACGAATACAGCGGTCGTGGACGCTCTTAATGTTGCGGATCGCTGCATCCGCTTTGGAATTGATGTAGACATCTTCGTGCTCCACACAGTACTCTGTGTAGTTGTCGATATCCTCCAGCACATTGTTGAAGGATTCTTCGCTGTGGTTCACCCCACGGCGCAGCTCGTCCGAAAAGCGCAGGATGCGGATGCGGCACATATCTGTCCGGTAGCGTTTGTCAGAATCAATATGCTGTTGCAGCTTATTGTCCAAGGCTGCCATACCGGAGATAATCTGATCCTGCTTGTCCTGCTTGCGGTCAATACGATGCAGCAGCCAGCTAATGACGGTAGCCAATGCGCCGGAGCCGAGGAGGGCCAGTGCAATTTCCATGGGTTATGCCTCCTCAAAATACTGGCCTACAAGCTCGTGCGGCAGGTAATACAGCACGATGGTGCCGGTCTCATTCAAACGCTTGCAGAGGTAGGTTTTGCTGTCCTCCGGGTCGAGGTAGTACTTGCCGTACTCGTACTCCATGCCCTTCGATGCCTGGATGGGGTCATCAATCGTGCCGGGAGAACTGACATTGACGACTACCCACAGGGCAGGAACGGCCGGGGGTTCCCAGTCTGCCTGCGAGGTGTGGGCCTGCAAGCATTTGTACACCTTGCCATCGTGCCGTCTGCGGTCGCCCACCGCATACTTAGTATCAGCTTCCCATGGCAGGAACAGCATGGGGTTCTTTGCCGCGTCAGCGTCCGCCATTGTTCCGGTCACGCTGTCAATGCTCGTCCGGATTTCCTGCGCCTGCTCTAAGATGTCATTCCGCATTGGCTGTTTCCTCCTTTTCTTCGGTTTCCACGCCAAGGGTTTGCAAAGCTGCTTTCAGCTGTTCCAACTCTGCATCCTGCTTTGCTTTTACTTCTTTGGCTTTTTCTGTGTAGTAGCCCATTAGTTCACCCCCATAATGTTTAAGGCTTCCTGCATATCGGACGCCATGGAACCACCATCGAAATTTTCTATTTCAGCGTTTTCGAAAATGGTATCTTCCGGTACTTTCCCGACAACATACTCCGCTTCCTCTGCCAAACAAGGAACATAGCATCCGTTTGGTGCCTTCTTCACATATACCAAGGTGTCGGAATAGTATTCCTTGCCTTCTGCCTTGATTTTATACATTGTCACACCTCCAGTATCATGGATTTAATTCTGTTAAGCTCCTCAATCGAAGCATTGAAAAAATCATAGTTCCACAACCAATAGTCATCGTGTTCGGGGCGTTTGTATTTCAGCAAGGATAAATCATCCCAAATCCTATCCCATCGGTCTTGGTACTTTCCGTCTGTGCGGTTATTCAGCAGCTTAATTATTTCTGCTGTTAGTTTCCCACGCTCCAAGCCTTTACCATCATCATTCCTTGCAAAATAGTCATAGGCGTTTTGGCTTTTTATATAGCAAATGGGATTCCCGCGGTGGCTGATTACATTGTTGGTTTCATCAAGCTTTGTGCCATACGGAATGTTTACTTCACCACACAAGGCATTTTGCTTAAAACGGTTAAAACAAATATAGTCCATATGTTATACCTTGAAAGCGGTGGACACGCCCTGCGAAATTGAGGCGTTGTAATAGTTGGCACTGCCGTTGGCGACGACAGTACAGAAACTGGTGGAGTAGCTGGATGCGGGAGAACGCTCCCACCAACGAACATCAGTATCAGTAGCATTATGCCGATACATTACCTTGCTGTTTCCCGCAGAGTAATAGCTGTATTGTTTAAGATAGTTCGGCTCCAGCGTTGAGGCATGGGTTCTTGTCCCGAATACTTCATATTCCGCAAGTAGGAACACATCATCCTTCGTAGCAGTTGGTACTACAGCAGCAATGCCGCTTCCTGTATTATCGGTATAAATAGTGCTGGTCTTAATAACGGTTTGAAGGTCAGACGGGAAAGCTGCTTTAATAAGTGGCATAATGTCATTCCTCATGCCACAAGACGCCCAACCCCCGGCACTTGTTGTCGAACCACTTGCCGAAGAAGCATTCATACAGAACCACACGCTGCTACATTGGTTGTTGTATCGACTATCGACCAAACATACAGGCGTACCGTTCTTTGTAGCTTTGAATCCCTGAAATGCTATGCCATTTCCCTCACGCTCTGAGTTGTGATTAAAGCCAATGATAAACACCCAAGCAGAATAGTTGGTAAGCGTAAGACCATTGGAAACTTTGCCGTTCATGGTCACTTCTTTGCAGTCACCAACTGACCAGAAGTTTGCTCCCATGTTTGCGTCAGACACTTGCTTGATGGCTGCCCAGCTGTTATCGTTCAGCTCCTGCATCACCAATGCAATATCAACTGTGGCAGGGACGATGATTTCCTGTGGTGCAGATACAAGTGCTCCGCTTGTTGCGGAAACCGTCCATTTGCCCTCCTGTGGAATTTTAAGCCGAGCCTGACCACCAACAGAAACGCCTGTTACTGTCTTACTGCCAAGAGTAGCAGTAACGGTTGCCCCGTCAGCGACATTTGCCACAAGTTCAAGGCCACCACCACCTGCAATAATTGGATTGCCGTAAATTACGCTCATGCAGTTACCTCCGTGATGGTCACCTGAACCGAAAGATTGGCATTGGGCTTCTCTCCCAGCGCTTTTGCGGTAAGGGTGCCATTGTTGTTTTCAATCCAGATAGCGCTGGTGCCGCTGTCGATAAGTACGCCAAGGGCTGTTGCGTCCATTTGGATGTCTACTTTGCTGTTGGCGGTGATGCCGCTGATGGTAACGGTTTGGGTGTAGGGGCTTTCTGCGCCCATCCAAGATGCGGCTGGGAGGGAGATTTGCTTAACCACAAAAGCGCGGTTTATTTTGTACTCCATTTTCCCGATGGCCTGCGTTACCGTGTCTGTTGCGGTTACATTCTGCCGGGAGGTTGCCTGCTTGTAGCCGGGGATTTTGATTTGGCTGCCGGTGTAATCGCCGGTTTGCGGTGTCACCGCTCCGGTGCGGCCGTTAAAGCTCGAAACAGTACCGGGGCTGATGGTGTGCGCTACATACTGCAAATCGGAGATCATTGTGGGCTGGGCTGTGTAAGTGGCTATCGGCAGCTGGTACACAGTACCGCTTGCATTGATATCCTCCTGCACCAGCGCCGGAAGCGGGTCTTGCGCCTGTGTCACAAAAGAAATCGGTGCTTCGGTGTTTGCCATGTCAATTTGGATAAGCAATCGACCGGGGACGGAGCCGCTGGTCGGGAGCGTAGCATTGATGGTCTGCGCTTCTACCACAAAGTTTCGGCCGAGGATTATACCACGGCCATCGGAAACATTGATGATGTTACCGCCCTGTGTAGTTACCTCAACGCCCGTAAAGATGCCGCTGTCGTTGATAATGTGGTTGTACAGATACGCATCATCCGTCGGTGTGACGATAGATGCGTTATACTGGAGCAGCGTTATCATGCGTTTGCCCTCCTTTCAAGGATCAAAATTTTGGTAAGGTCGGCACGGACAACACCGAAGGTCATTTTTGTAACATCCTGCGACCTTGCATAGCCGGTTAGGATAGATTTGTAACTACTGTCGCCATCAATGACCAAAACCTCTGTGCCGATGGCCATCGAGGTATCAAGTACTCCACAGTCGTTTCGGGCAGTCAGCTCGATCATGTTGTCATACTTTTGCGGGCTTAACGCTTCGTAAGCCTTTTTGTATGCAGCAGATTCAAAATTGATATCCGTTTCCAAAAACTGCGCCGCAAAAAACACAGGTGTAATTCTGTCCGTGTTGTTTGTGTCGACCTTGCCGTTAGGATGCAGATAGTAGGTTATGCGCTGCGTCTCATCGGCCTTGTTGTAGATGGTTACCTTGTTCAGCTGGCCTGTACTGTCACCGATGATGATGTTTTTATCCACGATGGCCTGCAAATTTGTTTCGATTACCGCCGTTTCGCTAACCTTGCCGACCTTAACAGAGACCGTCTTTTTCTGTGGGTCAAAGCTCATGTTGACCGCCACGCCGTAAGCCGTCAGCGATTTCGTGATGATTTCGTAAAAGCTGTGGATGTTGTCCTTTAGGTTGAGCGCCCCGGCCGTTTCGGAGGTCGTTTCCACCGTCATCCCGGATATGTTTTGCAAGGCATCGCCGGAAGAAACAAAGTTATCTCGGATGATCGAAGCAATAAAAGGCTCGATCTTTGCAGAGGTCGTGCGGTCGAAATATACCTCTGCGTCAAAAAGCGACATAAGAGGCTGCGCCGATATCGTTACGCCCATTTTATCGGTTTCAACATCATCAACAATCCCCTGATAAGCTACATTCCCGTTTTGGTCAGTAACACTTATAAAGTCGCCCTTTTTTGCATCCAGCTTTACAGCCCGGAGAGTAGTTTTTTCTACGGTCAGGTAGTCAAACTGTATCTCCGGGCTTTCAATCGGAGCAAAACTTCGGAAAGTGAAATCCCTTGCGAATACTTCGCACTTAAACAGAGTATGCAAGTTTCTCCACCTCCACATATGCTACGATATCCGACGTGCCGTCGTGCGAAAATGTCAAAGTGCTTTCTCCCGGCGGAGCATAGATAAATCTTCCGGTCGAAAAGTCGCTGGACTGGTACAGGTTTTGGATGTATGTCCCGTCGAGCGCATACTCTGCGATCTCCATTGTTGCAGGGTCAGCATCAACAACGAGTTTGTGGCCGTCAGGGATTGTTGCGGTTACTTTTCCGACCGCTACACGGGTACCGGCCTTGATAAGCGCCCAAGCAGGATTGACGACCGGGCCGAAGATTTGCAGCTTGCATGGAGATTCCAAATCTCCGTTTCTTATCCTTGCAGTTCCCGTTGCTGTCTCTGCGTAATAATAAGGATAAGTATAGCTGTACCTTTTAATCCCTTGGTCTGGCGCTTGGCTTTGCGTTACCTTAACAGCTTCATGCCAAGTCCCGAAGCAGAGGAATGTAATCGGTACTGACAAATAGCCGGATTTCAGTTCCGACTTATCCGCAGACTGCACTTCGCACTTGATTTTGTACCAAGTGTCCAGCGGGGAATACATCAGGTAAAGCGGGCCTTTTGTCACGAACGAAATAAACGCCTGATACCGGGAATAGTCGAAGAATATCATTTCGCCTGTCACGGCATACTGGTTAAGGAATTCATCCGATACCAGCCATGCGCTTCCGGCTTGGATGGTGGAGTAGGTTTTGCCAAAGCCTAATCCACCCGGCGCATTGAAGTACGCCGTTTTGTCCATCAAATCCCATTCGGCGCCGACACCGTTCTTGAGCTTAAATTTTCTCATCAGTAAGCCCTCCCAAGCGCACGGTTGACCGCCTGTACCAAGTTCCTTGCGGCAGCTTCACCGGCTGCGTTATCGTAGCCGTTAAATGTGTTGTTCATTTCGATGGTGATGCCGCCACGGTCGTTTCCGTTCAGCGGCATAACATGGGCACGGCCACCGGCCATGGTAAGCAGCTCCGGCCCGGCTTCGCCGACGATGGCGCTGCCGGAGGACAAAACTCCGCCCTTGGCAAGATAAGCAATTTTTCCGATGGTCGGAATATTAAATCCGAGGGACTTACCGCCCAAAACAGGAACCCAGTCAGGAACATCAAAGTGGATCTTATTCAGACCGTTTATCATCCAGTTGATTGCGTCAATGACCATGTTGATTAGTGCAATGATGCCGTTAAGGGGCGCTTTTGCAATGTCAACAAGCGCCGTAAAGATTCCCTTAAAGATTTCCTGCACACCTTTCCATGCTCTTTCCCAATCTCCAGTAAAAACGCCACGAACAAAATCGATAATACCGTCAAAAACGGCCTTTATGGAATCCCAAATAGATTTTACTGTTGCGAAGAAGAAATTTAAGATTTCCCCCAATATTCCAAACGATTCCGACCAATCCGTCGTAAATACGCCCTGCAAGAAATCATCCACACGCTGGAGGATGGCCTGTATCTCGTCGCCCTTTGTTGCAATCAGCGCAACAAGTCCTACAATGGCGGAAATAATCAGAACTATCGGGTTGGCTATCAAAAAATTAACAGCTGTCGTTATGCCCGTTACAATTCCAGGGATTACAGTTCCCGTTATGAATGTGAACGCAGATGACACAGCGCTCATAACGGCTGGGATAGCTGTTTCTGTAATAAAACCTATTGCCGCCCCAATTCCGCTTGAAATTCCCTCTACAACGGTTGTAATAATCGGCCCCATTTTAGTTGCCGCTTCAATAATGGCGGGTATTACCGTGCCTGACAGCTTGCTCATCGCTCCGGCTATGCCTGATATGATTCCAGCAACAGGAGAGATTGCCGCAATAAGACCGCCGACAATAAGGATCGTCTTTTTGACCCCATCGTCGAGGTTTGAAAACCAATCGATTGCGTTTTGAAGCCCTGCGACGATTTTATTGATAATCGGCAGCAGGATATCACCGATGGAAATCGCCAAGTTATTGAGCCCGTTTCGGAGTATTTTCATCTGGCTTTCGGTCGTTGCGTATCTTTTGCTAGCCTCGTTGGAGAGGGCAATATTTTCGTCCCATGCAGTATTTGCGGTTGTAACAGCATCGTCCAATACATTGGATGCAAGGGCTAACGCACGAAGCATATTTGACTGGCGAATCCCGGAGAGCCCCAATTCATCCAATACGGAGATTGTGTCCTCTCCATTTTCGTTCATCTTCCCAAGCCCGCCGATGAAAGCACTGATTGCGTCTATCGGTTCATTGCCCCACATATTTGCGAATTCAGAAGCAGATACACCAGCGATCTTTGCGAATGTTTCAAGATCATCACCGCCAGCAGACACAGCCTTGCTTATTGCGGTCATTGTTTGGGTCATTGCCGTACCGCCTGCCTCTGCGTTGATGCCAACCGAGGACATTGCGGTAGACAATGCAAGGATATCCTGTTCGGACAAGCCGGCAACTGTACCAGCAGACGCAAGGCGTGTAGCCATCTCAACAATATCGCGCTCTGTTGTGGCAAAGTTATTGCCAAGGTCAACGATGGTACTGCCGAGTTTGGAGTATTCATCAGCGGTCGTTCCGGTAATGTTGGCAAATTTGGCAAGTGCAGAGGCAGCTTCATCAGCGGAAAGGTTTGTTGCTTCGCCCAAGTCGATCATGACGCGGGTAAAGTCAAGTACATCATCGGTGGCAATACCCAACTGTCCAGCAGCTTCCGCAACCGCCGCAATCTCCGTAGTGGACGCAGGAATTTCTTCTGCCATGTCCAATATGCCCTGCCGGAGTGCCGCAAGCTGCTCTGTAGTGCCGTCTACTGTTTTTTCAACGCCAGCAAAGGCGCTTTCAAATTCTACAGCCGCTTTTGTGGCTGCCACTCCTGCGCCTGCAAAGGCCAAAGATGCCGGTGCAAACTTCTTTGCAATGTTCCCGGACTTTTCTGCTATTTCGCCGGTAACTGCTGAAACCTGTGCGAGTGCCGCACGGCTCTTGGACGCTTCGGCCTGTAGGTCTTTCAGCTTTAGTTCGGCGCTGGTCAGTTCCCGGACTAACTCACGGTATTGTTTTTGGTTGATCTCCGTGCCGTCCGCCATTTCCTGATCCGCTTTCTTTTTGGCGTTTCGGAGGCTTTCAACCTTGTTTTCTGTATTTTTGATTTGTTCCCCGAGCAATTGCTCCTTTTGTTTGAGCAGGTCAATATTTGTCGGGTCGAGTTTCAGCAGGCGATTGACTTTATTAAGCTCCGATTGTGTCCCACGGATTTCGCTGTTCAGCGAGCTGATCGCTTTCGACAATCCCTTTGTATCGCCGCCGATTTCGACAACGATGCCTTTAACATTTTCAGCCAATCTTACCACCTCCTGCGAAGAAATCACGCAAGCCGCCGGGTCTTCCCTTTATGGCATACTGTTCTGCGTCGTTGGACTTTTCGATCATCAAATCATAGACCATTCCGCAGGTCATGTCCTCCAGCGCTTCATCGGATAACCCGAGTTCAGCGCAGCGGAGCATAAAGGTTGACCCGGTAGGCTCACGCACGGTTTGTTTTATTTTTTTTTTGGAACAGCGGTAGTCTTGTTGTTCAGGCTCCAAAGCTCCAAAATGGCAGGGAGCACTTTATAGATGGAAAACATCTCAAACTGCTCCAGCCACTCGTCAACATTGTCCGGGATGGACCCGTCATATTGCCGAGCCATGATAAAAGCGACATCCTCAAAGATTTCAAGATCGCTTACGGAAAAAGATCCGTCCTCTGATGTCGCTGCCGTTTGTAGCTTTTGCAGGTCACGGACAATATCCCGACCCACTTTATGGCGGTAGATGCGTGGGGTCAGCGCATTAGCGCACAACCCTACGCTTTTTCCGTCGATCTCGATTACTTTGTTCATTTCAGCCTCCAGTCGTCGGAGTGAATACGGCGGTGTACCAGCCGTTCACGGTCGCCTCCGGGGTCTCCGCCGTAGTGTAGGCAAGGGAGTTGCCGTTTGCCAGCGGGGAAGCGGTGATGCTGACAGTTTGCGTCTGCGGCTCTACGCTCTCGGTCGTGGTGTTCAGCTCACGGGTAGGCCGAGTGCAGGTGCAGTTGTAAAGAACAAACTTCGTCCCGTTCACATCGCCCTCCTCTTGGAACAGCAGTGCGAAAGACTTGGGCTGAATGTTTGCATTCTCGATCATCACCTTGCTGGTGGTGTCAAGAGTATACCCGAAAACATCCTTGAGGAATGCTTCGGGGAAAACGGCAACTTCGAGATCGCCGGTGTAGCCGCTGTTCGCCACGGCTACGAAATACTGAATGTTGTCCGCATAAAACGGTGTGGTATCGCCGGAAGGCTCCAAAGACAGGCTAACTGCGCCGGGGATGGCTACGGGAGTGCCATAGGTGTTATTTTCCCCGTCGAGGATAGCGTAATGGACATTCGAGATACCGAATTTAACTTTATCAGCCATTTTTACACCTCGATTTCATAAACTACTTGGTTACACTGCTGATCTTCAATGTAACTCTCGGACTTCTGCCAAAACAGAGAGGACAAGGCCTGTTCGACTTTGCCCTCTGCTGTTAGGTCTTTATCTTTTGTGTAAAGCTCAACCTGTATATGGTTGATGGGGTGATACACCACATTGTCAGCGCCAAAATTATTGGAGTAGGAGACGCGATAGAGGATATACGGTAACTTTTGCGGCTTATTGAAGTAACCGTAAGCTACGGGCATCCTCGTCTGTTTTAACAGGGAATTGACCTCTTGCAGTGTCATCCTTTCTTAATCACCACCTTTACACGGGTTAATAGTTTCTGCTCTGCCTTTTGCTCCGCTGGGCCGATGTGGGGGAATGGGCGGGCAGAGCCTTTTGCGGTTCCGCCTGGGCCTGCGTGACCATGTTCCAGCAAGTGCGTGAGCTGGTGATCCGTTTTGTTGAAAATTCGCATACGGATATCGCTGTAGCTCTCATATGCGACCTTGTCACGCCAACCGGCCTTATAATCGCCGGTCTGTACCGGGCTGCCTGTCACAATGTCTTGGCGGCATTCCTTTGCCACCTGCCGAACCTCTTTTTTTACGCCATCCGTAACGGCCTGGTCATAGTTTTTCAGTTCGGACAGGATTGCCGTTGCCAACTCATCCGGTCTAACCGTTTTCGACATCGTTGCCCACCTTTTCCTCTAGGTACAGCTCTATTTCATCGCTGCCTGTTGCAAAATAGGTGCGATAAATGGAATAGCGTGTGCCGCGCCACTCGGCTAATTTCTGCCCAGCATAGTTGGCGATAGGAGTAACCGCCACAAGGGACGGCTGCAAGCCGTTTTGACCGGCGGAATAGAACTCCGCCCGTGTAGCGGACTGCAGCCGCGCCCAGACCTGTGTTGTGGTTTCTGTGGCAATCTGTACCCCGATATCGTTCTGCTCAAAGGTTTGGGAGATTAATGTAATGAAATCATCCAAATCAATCACCCACCTTTTGCTCAAACAGCCGGTTGTTGAGTGCCCACCGGAGCATCCGGGGCATTGCTACGACCTTTTCCCGGCGTTGCCGGTAAAGGTAGGCAGCGTACATCTCCACCAGCATAGCATCACCGGTGCTGGTGGAAAGTACGATTCCCTCGGTAGCGATATACTCCTTGGCAGACGCGATCAACGCCGACAGGTAATCGTCAAGCGCTGTTGTGGAAAGTTGCAAATCAACCTTCAAGATCACGAGGATATCAGCGTCTGTCATGCTTTAACCCCCTTTTAGGAAGCCTTGGTTACATTGACTGTGTAAACAACGGTCTCGTTGCCATTCTTGACAGTAACGGTCAGAGGATGGGCAGCGCCATCAGCCAGCCAGGTAACAGAGCCGCCGTTCTTCACATTGGCGTTGTTGTAGGCGATAGCAACCTGTGCGCCTGCGACCTCGGTGGTGGCGTTTACGGCAGCAGTCGCAGCGGAAGCGGTAGCGGTGTAGCTCAGAACATCGCCGTCAAATGCGGGACTGAGAGACAGGCTGCCGACAGTCAGAGCGGACAGCTTGGCGTTGTTGGCGGTATCAGCCGCAAAGGTCATGGAGGTGGTTACGGAAGCGCCGTTAATGTTAATCGCCACAAAAGCGCCGGGGATAACGGGCATACCGTCAGCACGCTCTTTGCCGCGGAATACGGTGTTGTCCTGAATGAACTGAACCTCGCGGGATGCTTCGATGGTCATGCCGGAGCGCTGCGCCCACAGGTACAGGTCGCCATAGCCGCCAACGATGTCGCCATCGGGGATAAATTCGAGGATTTCCACATCACCGCCGATGATGGGCATGGTCATACCGTCAAAGGTGACATACCGGCCCAAAGCGGTAGCAAGGATTGCCTTGGACTGCAGAGTAGCCAGGGTCTTGCTATTCATAGCCCAGAAGCGCTCGCCGCGGGAATAGCGGGTGAAGGTGTTACCAGCAGCAACAGCCAGCGCAGCCCAGAAAGCCTCGCCGGTGGAAGCGGTGGGAATGGTGATGATGTTGGAGGTGTGCAGGTCAACCCAAGCAGGAGCATTGGCCGGGTAATCGCTGGGTTTGCTCTCCTGCGCCAGACGCGTCACAATACCGAGAGGCATCTTCTGACCAGCGCCCTTGCCGTACAGGATGGCCTTATCCTTGGCAAGGCCGATAGCCTCGGACAGCATCTCGACGATCCAGGAGGCGAGGTTTACATCGTTATCCTCCAGCAGGGAATTACAAACAGGAACATAACCGGCAACCTTGAAGCCGTCAAGAGTAATCTGGTTAAAGCTGAAGGTCAGCTCATTGATGGCGCCGCACATTTCAGTCCAAACGGCCTCGGGGACAGTACCGGCAATGGTCTGACGGGCTTCGCCATTGACATTGCGGATGCGGACCCGACGCATCAGTTTGGAGTAGCGATACATATTCTCGGCAATGAGGTCGAGGAATACAACAGGGATGGTCAGCTCACCACCGGTGATATCTCTCTTGCTGCGGGCAGCGTTACGAAGCTCCGCAAAGAAGGTCTGCACATCGGGCTGGGCTACGATAGCGTCACGCTGCTCTTTGGGAAGAGCGTCAAAGGCGCGCACATTCATGGGGAGGGAGCGAATGTTGATGGTATTCATGGTAAAATCATTCCTTTCGTCTTTCTTTTCTGCTTTGGGTTCAGCCTTGGGAGGATCCTTTTCGGCATTTTCCAAATCTTCCTCAAGGCCCTTGATTTCTGCGGACAGTTTTTCTTTTTCGGCGTTGTGGGCATCCTGTTCCTCGGTAAATTTGTTCATGGCGTCCTCAACAGCCTGCTGCTCCTCATCGGTGGTAGCTTCGCCGATTGCTTTTTCGATTTCAGCGGAGCGTGTTGCAAATTCTGCGTCTTTAGCTACCAGCGCCTCAAAAGCTGCTCTTTTCAGTTCCAGCTTTTTGGCAATCATAATGGATTTCAGTGCCATGTCAGCACTCCTTTCTTAGCTTTTTGAGGGCTTCGGCCCTCCATTGGTCGAGCTTGCGCTCGTTGATCTTTTCAAGGTCTTTTTTCCGAGCCTCTACCATGGTGTCCTCGTAGGCCGGGAAGGTAACGACCGATACCTCATACAGTTTGACTTTGCGAATAGTCCACACGGTTGTGCCATCTGGCCGGATTTCGGTTTCCTCGTCAAGGATGTCAAAGCCGAAAGAACATTGGGAAACATCCCCACGCTTTACGCGCTCATAGGCGTTCATGGCATCCTGATCCGCTTGATTAATGAGGATGGACCCCCAAAGGCCCAAATCGTCAACGCGGAGGGTCAGTGTACCAGCTGTTGTTCTGCCAAGCACGATTGTGGTATCATGGTTAACCAGCGCCCGAATATCATCACCGAGGGTACCATCAAAGGCTCCTCGGTCAATGCGCTCGATGGCTTTATCCCACATCCGGTATTCGCCGGTAAAGGTGGCGAAATAGCCCTCAATGTAGAGGTTTCCATCAGCAGCGCGGGTTTTGAAGTCGCCACTGCGGCTGATTGCCTGTCTTGCTCCTACCATTTACTCACCTCCTCCGTTTAGTTTTTTCTGATCGCCAAGGCGGTCCGCGGGAATGTAGTTTTCAAGGGCCAAAAGCTCATCCATTCCCTCGTGCGGAGTAAGCCCAACCCAACTGCGCCACTCGTTCCGTGTCATTGCCATGCGGTCAACCATTTCCGCGCCAGCTTTGATGGTTTCCTCCAAGGAATAGTTGTAGAGGGAGCGGACATTGAAGCGGAAAAAGTAATCCGGAGATACGAGCAGCTTTCGGCTAAACTCCTGCTCCAAAATCTGTGCAATCGGCATGATACGGGAAGAAATAAAGTTGTTCCATTCGTCTCGCTTGAACTCGCCAACGCCCAAAACAAAAGGCGGCACGCCAAGAATGGTTGCCACCGTCGTTTTATCCAGTTTTACGAAGTCTGCCAGCGCAAGATCAGATAGAGTAAGGGGCCTTACCTGTTCCACCGAGAATTGCTCGGCAGGAATCAGCCAAGGTTCCCCGGCTTTATTGCTTGCAACAAAATCGCCAAGGAGCTTTGCACGCCCCTCCGGGTCAGAAAACTCGTCCGTCAGCGAATCCACCTTCACGATAAGAGACGGTTTCCATTCACTGGCCATGAAACCATTTTCTGTTTTCACCGCTTGCTTGAGGTTATTTGCCACATCAGCCAGCGCAATGCTGTACCCAGTGCCTTGCCATGGGTAGTAATTGCTCGGATTTATGGCAAAATGCAGCACATCATTCGGGTCATAGGGTTTCCCAGATATTTCGATGCTATAATACCGTTCCCCATTCGGTACAAATGCTACAAACGCCGCCGGAATCGGGTCAAGCCGCCGGAGCAGCCCCTTCCGGGTCTTTGGGAGCACTACAGCGTTCCCCCGGCCATCCAGCAGCATTGTTTTGATGATCCACTGGATAAAGTTTGACCGACCCATGTAGCTGTTCGGCTCGATATCAACCACACGAGACAGCCCATTTTTAACCCGGATATCTCCACTATCGGTGTTTTGCATCAGATAGATTGTCATACTTCCAATTAAAGACGCAATCCTATCAACAGCGGCACAGATTTCCGGGTTGTGCGCAAGGTCTGTATAGCCGGAACAGGTTAGGTCTTTCCAGCCGGTTCCATCACACAGGCATACAGCGCTCCGCGTTTGGGGCTTATCCCGAGAGCGGAAGCGCTCAAAAAAATTTGCTATGCTCATTTATCACCCCACCATTTCTTTCCTGCTTTAGATTTATCCAAAGCCTCCAAGTACCGCACCGTGGCGAATACGGAGGCATCGAACACATCAATTCGGTTTGTCGGTCTTACCTTGTCGTACTGGATCATGTCGTCTGTCTTTTCGACGGCCGAGACATTCCCAACACAATACTCATATGCTTCGGAATGCATATAGTACAGCGTCCCATTTTTGGCGCTCTGCTCGATATGCCGGAAACCTTCTGATTTCCTGTAAAAATACTGCGGTTGGTCGATAATGTTAAACCCAGCCGATTTCATGCCAATGAAATACTCTCGGCAGAATTTACGGTCATGCCCCACCTGTCGTATTCGGAAACCGCGCTTTCGCATTGTAACAAACCAGTTGACAACATCGGCGTGGTTTACGGTTGGACTGTTGCACATGGTCAAAAGTCCATCATCGGCCCAGCCGAAAAGCGGTATACCATCCTCGTCGGCCTTAACATGAGCCTGCACCACAGGGAACCAAGCGTGACTGATGATGATATCCACGCCTTTGTAATTTCCAAAAAGCGCAGCCGCCGTTAGGTCGTGCATTTTTGAGAGGTCTGCACCACCGTACCAGTCTATTGGGAGCTTGGAAAGCTCGTCCAGCGTCCAGTTGTATTTTTCATCGCTTCGCCGGAATTCGTCGAGGTTGAAATAGGACTTGATAGCCCCGGTATAGACATTGAGAGACTTTGCGAAGAAATCTTTCCGCTGCTGCGGGTCATTCTGCGCCTGCAAGCTATCGTTTAGAATTTCCTCCGGCCGGATGGAAACGCCATAGGCCGGATTGGCCATCTCATGTACCAGGGGATTGGTATAGTCGATATTTCCCTCCTCATCCGGATTGGCGCAGCACATAAAGATAAAATATTGTTCGTCCTTGATGGTGCCATCCAGCACCTTTCGGCAGTATTGCAGCCGCTGCCCAAGGAAGCCCTGTTCGTTATCGCCAGCCGTGGAAATGCCTATCAGCAGCTTGTTGGTGTAGGCTTTCATGGCTTCCTTAAAAAGGTTGTACTGCTTAGGCTTGGTAAAAGCGTGGATTTCATCGCAGATCGCAATATTGCAGTTAAGAGAATCCTGCGCATCCGGGTTTGCAGCCAGAGCGCGGATAAAAAACGAGCCGTCTGGAAGCTCTGCCTCCATTGAGTGCTCGTTGTTGTTGTCAATGATCTTTACACCGCCGCCATGCTTCTCGTCCTCGCCCATAAGCCGGATGTTATAATCCAGAAAATTAAAGCTTTCAAGGGACTGCATCAGAGCCGCGGCCGATATGTAGGTTTTGGAACCGCTGCGCCGGTACCACAGGGACAGCGCCCATGCGAGGGAAGCGGCAAAACTGGTTTTGATGTTCTTTCGAGGGATAAAAATAAGGGCTTCATGAAACCGCACCACATCGGTGCCTTTCAACTTAAACCCAAGAAGATTGTATATGATGAATTTGTGAAACGGCTCCAACAGGAACGGCTTTCCCCGGAGCGGTGTACCGTCCAGCTTTTCCCCCTGCTGGTGGCAGAGGGTCTTTTCGATGATTTGAATACAGAACTCCGGCCCTTTCGGCGCGAAATCGTACTCGTCATTATCGAGGTCAGCAAAGAAACGGTCAACAGCCTGCCGCAATTCCTTGCAAGCGACCTTTCTCCCGTCTCTGATGCTTTCGGCATACTCAAGGACTACGGGCCAGTTCTTACCATTAATCTGTCTCAAGGCTGGCAAGAGCAGCGGCAAGGCCGCCCTTTTCCTCCTTTTCCTTCACTCCGCCGGTCATTTTGCGGAAACTCGATGGAGTAAGCCCCAATTCGCGCCAGTATGCCAGTGCGCTCTTGTTGAGGTCGTCCCACAGAATCAACAGAGGGTTTTTTACCATGTTTGTGGCGTTCCCTTTGTTGGTATATTCGATGACGGACTTACCGCCGGACTTTTTGAACTCGGCCTTGGTCTTATCCCGCTGTTCCAGTATGTCTGCAAGCGTTTCTACCGCAGATTGATAAGATGGGTCGGCCGTACCGAGTTTTTCCATCTGTTTTTCGATAGTTTCAACCCATTTTTCCTTTGTCATGGCTTCCCCTTTCTCAAAAATATACCGTAGAGTTGGAAAAAGTTCCCCCCGCCGGTCCCCATAGACAGGCGGAAGGCGCAACGGATAGGGGGGATATCAGTAACGGCCCCTTGCCGCCGCAGCCTTTTCCGGGTGCTGTTTGTTGTGGCATCCCTCGCAGAGACTAATTAAATTTTTATCGGCAAAGGCCATCTCTGGGTACTCGTCAGCATGTTGGATGTGGTGGACGGTTGTTGCCGGTACTGCTTTGCCATACCTCTTACAGTGCTGGCACATATATCCGTCACGCTTTAATATTTGCAGGCGCTTTCTTCTCCAGTTGGGAGAATTGTAATCAAACGGAATCATCGCCAAGGCTCCCAACTATTTTCCATTCCCTATCCGATAGCGTCCATCGTTCTGCTGCTGCTCGTTCTGCTGCTGCTCGTTCTGCTGCTGCTCGTTCTGCTGCTACT